TATATTCTGATTTTAAGAAACATAGAAAAAGAGCTTATACTATAGCAAATACAGCAAGGCTTTTAAATAGGTCAAGAGTTCAGTTTCAAAGAATTATTGCTAATGGCTTGATTCCTGCACCAATAGGTGATAGTATTGGTGGAGAAAGAGGTTTTCAAATTAATGCATATTATTCTGAAGACCACGTTTTTGAGATTAGAGAGATTATGACAACTGTTCATGGTGGAAGACCCAGAAAAGATGGGAAGATTACCCCTAGAAACGTGTTAACAGAGCAAGACTTGCGTTCTAGAATGGGAGATGCTATAATGCTTTATACGAAGACATCGGATGGGCGGTTCATTCCGACTTGGCAAGAAGAGACATGGTAGGAGAATAAAATGTCAGAAACAACAAATGTTTCAGTAACACTAGGATATACATTAAACCTTGGAAATTTTCAAAGTCTTAGGATTGACTTAGGAATTACAGATTTTGTGCGTAGTGGAGAAAATACAGATCAGGCTCTTGATAGAGTTTATGAATTTGTAGAAAAGAAAGTAATTGAAAAAGTAGAAGAAGCTAAAAAAGAATTAGAGGACTAGTGGCGGATAAGAAAGATCGCTTTGCACTAATATCTAGATACAAGAAATTAATAAAAGAAAAAAATTTAACAGAAGAAAATATAAACATACACGTTCAGCAATGGGCTGCAGACTCATTGATTGAATCCTATGGTATAGAGCAAAGTTATGATCTAATTGAATATTATGTGGGCGTATCTGCATCTCCAACTTGGAAGTGGTTGGTAGACAACGCTCATAAAGTTTATGATGCAAAAAAAATAAAAGAAGAAGATGATGTAGCTAGAAGGCTACTGAGGGCACAAGCAAAGGAATGGCTAGATAGATAATGTCTGATTTGGAAGCAAAGGTACTGTCTGCGGTTTTAAATGATAAGCAAATCCATGTGCTATTCCAAGCAAACCCAGATACTTTATTTAGAACTCATAAAGATGTTTGGGATTTTGTAAAGAATTATTATGAGCAAAATTCAACTGTTCCAACAAAGTCACTTATAGTAGAAAAGTTTAGAGACTTTCAACCAGTAGGCGAGATTGGCACAACAAAGCATCATTTAGAAGAGTTAAGAATACAATTCCTTGAAGATAATTTAAGAAATGCACTAATGACTAGTGCAAAACAATTGAATGATCATCAACCAATTGAAGCTCTTAATTCAATAATTTCAAAAACATCTGACCTTAAAAGAATTAGTTCTGATGTAAGAGATATTGATGCAACAGATGTAGAGGATGCTTCTGCACACTTTATACACATTAAGGAGTTAAGTGAAAAAGGTATACATGGCGTTAGAACAAATCTTGCAGGTTTTGATAACTATCTACCTGGTGGCATTGCTCCTGGTCAGTTTGGTATTCTTCTTGCTTATCCTGCCATTGGGAAGTCTTGGCTCGCTATTTTTATGGCGGTACAAGCGTGGAAGGCTGGAAAAAAACCTTTAATAGTTTCTCTTGAAATGACAGAAAAAGAAGTAAGAAATCGTGTCTATACAATTATGGCTGAAGGATATTTTTCACATAGAAAATTAAGTGCAGGTCTAATTGATATTGAAGGCTTTGAAAATTGGGCTAAACAACATTTAAAAGATAAGCCACCATTTTATATTATTTCTAATGATGGCATGTCAGATGTATCTCCATCTGTTATTAGAGGAAAGATAGATCAATACTCTCCAGATGTTGTGTTTGTTGACTATATTCAGTTAATGAATTCAAATCAAGGAGGAGAGAATGAAGTTGTAAAGATTAAAAATATCTCTAGAGAATTAAAAGTTCTTGCAATTTCTTCTCAAGTTCCAATTGTTGCAATTGCATCTGCCACGCCAGATAATGCAACTGATATGAACAGCGTTCCATCTCTGGGTCAGGTAGCATGGTCAAAGCAATTGGCTTATGATGCTGACTGGGTTTTGGCACTTGGTCGTGCTACTGGAAGTACAATTCTTGAATGTGTATTTAGAAAAAATCGTCATGGATTTTGTGGAGAATTTATGGTAGATATTGATTTTGATTCAGGTCGCTTTATTTACAAGGATTTTGAATAAACTAATTAATTACATTGATATAATTAATGGTATGTACTCTCATAAATCAATAAAAAGATTTAACCTTTATGGTGAAATTTATGATGAGTCTCATATCATAAGACTTAAAGAGCAGTATTACAGTATGATTGTTGCTGGAATGAGGTCAGATGGATATGTACCAAGATATGACATTGACACAGACTTTACAATTAGTTATAATGGTAAGACATTTAATTTTGAAATATCAATATATGGCGTATATGTAGGAAAGAGAACAGCAGAGTGTATAGTAGGGATAGACAAAAACAAGCCAGTGATGGCTACTTCTACTCAGAGGATCAAGTCAGAAGAAGTCTGCTAACTGCAGGTATTGATGTAGTCTACGAAGTAGAATCTGACTTCATAATCTTTTGTCCATATCATAATAATTATAGATCTCCTGCTGCAGAAATTTCAAAAGAAAGCGGATTATTTTATTGCTTTGGATGTCAAGAATCTCATTCACTTATTGAAGTAATAATGCACGTTACAAAACGATCATACTTTGAATCTGCAAGAATGGTTGATTCTAAATCAGACAATGCTAATTTTATTGAAGCCCTTGAATCAAAGCTTGATAAAAAGCCTGAGTTTGTAGAGTTTGATAATGATTTAATTAAAAGACTAAATGAGTCTGCATTAAATTCACAAAGGGCTGCACAGTATTACCTTGGCAGAGGAATTACTAAGGATAGTGTTGAAAAGTATCTACTTGGATACTCTGAAAGTCAAGACATGGTTACAATTCCTGTACATTCTCCTGACGGAATATGTTTAGGATTTGTTGGTAGGTCTATAGAAGGAAAAGAATTTAAAAATACTTCAGGACTTCCAAAAGCAAAAACTATGTTTAATCTATTTAGAGCAAAAAGGTTTGATAAAGTATTTGTTGTTGAGTCATCCTTTGATGCAATACGTCTAGAACAGGCAGGAGCACACGCTGTAGCCACTTTAGGAGCTTCTGTGTCAGGTAAACAGAGGGAACTCTTAAAACAGTATTTTAATAATGTAATTATTTTAGGAGATAATGATGATGCAGGAAAAGAGATGGCAAAGAAGCTATCTAACATACTTGGCTCAAGTGCAACCAATGCAACTCTTCCAGAATCAGTAAAAGATGTATCAGATTTATCAGATGAAGATCTAAAAAAGTTTGTGTCACAATTTGACGATCTGGTAGCAAATGTGTTACAATAGTAAAACTGTCCACTTATAGGACAAAATATTAGGAGAAATAGTATGGCAATTGTAAAAGGGCTAAAAAATATCGAAGCAATGCTAGATAAGCCAAAATTTGAAAACAATGGTCCACGAGTAACGTGGCTTAAGCTAGAAGATAGTCAGAGTGTATCTGTTCGTTTTGTAAATGAACTTGATGGAGACTCACCAAGCTATGACGAAAAGAATGGTCTTGCCATTGTCGTTTCTGAGCACACAAATCCAAAAGACTACAAGCGTAAGGCAGCATGTTCTGCTGAAAGTGAAGGTCGTTGCTTTGGCTGTGAAATGCACAGAAAAGATATGAAGGCTGGCTGGAGAGCACGTCTACGTTTCTATATCAACGTCTTAGTTGATGATGGAGTAAATGATCCACACATTGCTGTATGGAGCATGGGCGTTGCAAAGTCTGCAACATTTGATACAATTCGTGAATATGTTCAAGACTCGCAAAGTCTTTCAGGTATGACGTGGAAGCTAAAGCGAAATGGTAAGGGAACTGAGACAACCTATATTCTAATTCCAATTAAGCAGGATGAAGAAAAGTTTGATTGGTCCAAGCACGAAATTCCAGACCTTGAAGCAGTTGTAAGAGAAGTTCCTTACGCTGAGCAAGAGTCTTTCTTTCTTGGCTTTGACAATCCATCCGTATCTACTTCTGTAGATTGGTAATTGCGGTGGGGGAGAAGTACTCCCCCACCCTTTATAACTGAAAGGTTAAAATGACTTACGTTCCACTACACGTTCACACACACTATTCATTGATGGATGGGGTTGCAACTCCAGAAGAGTATGCAAAACGTGCTTCTGATATTGGACTATCAGCAATTGCAATAACTGACCATGGCGTTCTGTCTGGTCACAGACCTATGTACAGGGCTGCAAAAGCAAATGGTATTAAACCAATTTTGGGTATTGAAGGATATATAACTGCAGATAGATTTGATAATAGAGATAAATCTGAAAGAACAGATCCCTTGGATATGGTATATAATCATATCGTTCTTCTTGCAAAAAATGACAAGGGTTTGGAAAATTTAAATAAACTTAATGAACTTGCTTGGACTGAAGGATATTATAGAAAGCCAAGAATTGACTTTGAAATACTATCAAAGTACAAAGAAGGTGTAATAGTTTTATCAGCTTGTATGAGTGGACTTCTTGCAAAAGCAATTGAATATAAAGAATATGCTGCTGCAAAAAAGCATATGACATGGTTTAAAGAAACTTTTGGTGATGATTTTTATGTAGAAGTTATGCCACACAACTCTGCAGAATTAAATAAAGAATTGCTTGAGATGGCTGACATTTATGGTGTAAAGCCAGTAGTAACTCCTGACTGCCACCACTCTGATAAGAGTCAAAAGGTAATCCAAGAAATGATGCTACTTTTAAATACACACGCAAAGATTAATAAAGAAGCTACCTTTGACAAGGCATCAAAGATTGAAGACCCCATGAAGAGGCTTGACTATTTATATGGTGAAGATAGAATGATGTCTTTTAGAAGTTTTGATATTCATTTACTTTCGTATGAAGAAATTAAAACAGCAATGCAACAGCAAGGTATCAGGCGTGAAGACATCTATGAAAATACTGTTGAGATTGCAAACAAGGTAGAAGAATATAATATTAAAAGTAATTTAGATCTTCTTCCAATAAAGGTTGAGGATCCAGATAATGAATTGCTGGCACTTACTTCTAGAGGTTTAGTTCTAAGAGGTCTTTCTGAAAATAAAGAATACTTAGATAGATTAAATTTAGAACTTGATATTATTAAAAGCAAAAACTTTTCACCCTATTTTTTGGTTGTTCATAATATGCTTAATTGGGCAAAAGAACAAGGCATCATGGTTGGTCCAGGTCGTGGTTCAGCAGCAGGTTCTTTAGTTTGTTATGCATTAGGAATTACAGAAATTGATCCTATTGAATACGGTCTTTTGTTTTTCCGTTTTATTAATCCAGATAGAGATGATTTCCCTGATATTGATTCTGATATTGCAGATGATAGAAGAGATGAAGTAAAAGCATATCTTGAACGTGAGTATAAAAATGTTGCATCCATTGCTACGTTCCTTGCATTCAAAGATAAGGGAGTTGTAAGAGATGTTGCCAGAGCATTTAACATTCCTCTTAATGATGTTAACAAAGTTTTAAAAGGTGTGGATAGCTGGGAAGACTTTACAAGATCTGCAAATGCACAATGGTTTAGAATGAAGTATCCTGAAATTGTTAAATATGGAGATCAACTTCGTGGAAGAATCCGTGGAACTGGTATTCATGCTGCAGGTGTAGTTACTGCAAAAGATTCAATCTTTAAGTATGCACCACTTGAAACACGAATTGCACCAGGAAGTAAGGAAAGAATTCCAGTAGTTGCAGTAGATATGGAAGAGGCTGCAGAAATTGGTCTAATCAAACTTGACGTACTTGGTTTAAAAACTCTTACCGTAATTGATCAGACTATTAAAACAATTAAAGAACGTCACGGTACAGACATAAATCTTAAGCAGATACCCCTAAATGACAAGAAAGTCTTTGAGATGCTTTCTGAGGGGCGTACAAAGGGTGTTTTTCAGTGTGAAGCAACTCCTTACACAAACCTTTTGGTTAAAATGAGAGTAAGTAACTTTGATGAACTTGTTGCATCAAACGCTCTTGTTCGTCCAGGTGCTATGAATACAATTGGAAAGTCATACATTGCTCGTAAACACGGCAGGGAAATGGTTGAATATATTCATCCTTCTATGAATGATTATCTAAAAGATACTTATGGCTGTGTGTTGTATCAAGAACAAGTTATGCAAGCGTGTGTAATTCTTGGTGGAATGACTATGGTTGAGGCTGATAAAGTTCGTAAGATTATTGGTAAGAAAAAAGATGCTAAAGAGTTTGATATTTTTAAAGATAAGTTTGTTAAGAATGCAGAAAAACATATTGGAATTAGAGCAAAAGATTTGTGGCATGACTTTGAAGCACACGCAGGTTATTCTTTTAACAAGTCCCACGCTGTTGCATACTCAACTCTATCTTATTGGACTGCTTGGCTAAAGTACCACTATCCTATTGAGTTTATGTTTTCATTGTTAAAGAGTGAAAAAGATAGTGACACTCGCACTGAATATTTAATTGAGTGTAAGCGTATGGGTCTGTCTTTAAAGCTCCCACATATCAACGAGTCTGACTCAGACTTTAAGATTGAAGGCAAGGGCATTAGATTTGGACTTGCTGCAATCAAATGGCTTTCTGAAGGAGTTGCAGGTAAAATTATTGCAGGAAGACCTTTTGAATCTAAAGAGCAATTTAAAAAATTTGCAATACAAAAGGGCAGTGGAATTAATTCAAGAGCAGTAGAAGCATTAGATCTTATTGGTGCTTTAACATTTGAAGACAATCCAAGAGATGAAGTAAAAGTTAGAGATAACCTTTATGAGTATCTTAATCTTCCAGAATTAAATACAAGTGTTCCACAACATTATTATGCATACATAGATCTTGTAGAAGATTTTGATGAACAAGGAGTTTTTGTTCTTCTTGGTATTGCAAAAAATATTAAGCGTGGTAAAGGCTGGTCAAGAGTCGAAATTATGGACTCTACTGGAGTAATTGGAATATTTGATGAAGAAGATACTAAGATTGAGCCAGGAAGAACTTATTTAATTCTTGCAGGTGCAAATAGAATCTCTGAAGCTATTCCAATTGATGAATTAAAAGAGCATAAAGATAATCCACTTCTTAAGTTTTTAAACTATAAGCAAATACCATTTGCAAATGATGAGTACTTTGTGCTATCATTTACTCCAAGAGTTACTAAGGCTGGAAAGAGAATGGCTAATATGATTGTTGCTGATAGTTCAAGAGAAATGACGGCTGCAATGGTATTTCCAACAATGTTCTCTACTGGATATATGAAGTGTCAGCCTGGAAAAGTAGCAAAGATTAATTTTAGTGAAACAAAAGAAGGAACTATTACATTGAAGGAAGTATTATAAATGGCTATCGTAATTGATGAATTTGCAGCAGTATTACACGCAAATGCAAGGGACAAAGGTTTCTGGGATGAAAACAATGGAACTATATTTTATCTCAAGCAACTTGCAATGGTGCACTCAGAAGTGTCTGAGGTGCTTGAGGCAATACGCAAGGAGAAGGGCGATGACCAAGTGGTAGAAGAACTAGCAGACATCATTATTAGAGTCTTAGATTTATATGCTGGTTTAGTTAGAGATGGATATACATCTTTATCCCTTGAAGAATCTTTAAAGAATAAAGCTAAAATAAATACAGAACGTCCAAAAATGCATGGGGTATTGGCATGAGCAAAATAGACCTTGACGACTTTTTATCTCAATTAGATCCAAAGTTGCGTAAGAAAATTACAAGTGGGGACACTATTGAAATTATAAAACAAAAGACACCAAGTGTTAGCCTTAACCACGCACTCAAGGGTGGATTTGGATATGGTCGTCAGATAATGATTTGGGGAAACAAGTCTGCAGGTAAGTCTTCTTTTTGTTTACAAATGATTGCTGATGCACAAAAAGATGGAAAGATTTGTGCCTGGATTGATTCAGAGGCATCATTTGATCCTGAGTGGGCAATAAAACTTGGAGTAGATGTTAAAAATTTAATTTATTCAAATGCTAGAAGTATGAATGAAATGGTTGATGTTGGTGTTCAGTTAATGAAAGCTGGCGTTGATATGATTATTGTTGACTCAATTTCAGCAATGCTTCCTGCAATATATTTTGAAAAGGATTCAGAAGAATTAAAACAACTTGAGAATACAAAGCAGATTGGTGCTGAAGCAAAGGATATGACAAATGCTGTAAAAATGCTTAACTTTGCAAATAATCAAGAAAAGCCAGTGCTTCTAGTTTTTATTTCTCAGCTTAGAAATAACATTGGCACAATGTTTGCAAGCCATATGCCAACTGGAGGTCTTGCTACAAAATTCTTTAGTAGTACAATTGTAAAACTTTGGTCAAGTGATTCTGACAATCAGGCAATTAAAGGCAAGATAGTGTCTGGAGATAAGATAATTGAATCTAAAATTGGTCGTGTAGTTAATTGGCATGTTGATTTTAATAAGACTGGTCCAGCATTCGTTGCAGGTTCCTATGACTTCTACTTTGATGGAGATGGTGTATTAGGCATAGATAAGGTTGCAGACCTAGTTGATACTGCAGAGCTTGTTGGTGCAATTCAAAAGGGTGGTGCTTGGTATACTATTGGAGAAGAAAGATTCCAGGGTAGAGCAAAGGTTATTGATTGGCTAAAAGAAGATCCTAAAAGAGTAAAAGACTTAGAGGATAAAGTAAATGGCTAGAGATTTCTCTGAGTATAGAGGAAAGTTTTTCTGTCATACCTGCAAAGAAGTTGCATTGATTGCAAGATTTTACAGTGAATATAAAAAGTTAACTTGGCTTTGTTCAAATAGACATATGTCTGAAGTTATTTTTACAAGGGGTGGGTAATGAATACTTTGCACAATAAGGATTCAATGCTATCAACTTCTCCTTTTTTAAGAATTGGTAGCACTTCAGAGTCTGGTAGGAAAATAGTTGGATATGATATGTCTAGAGTAATGCATAAAAGATATGAAATAGAGTGTGTAAAATGCAAAAACGTAATATTATCAGGACTTAATACTTGGCGAAACAACTGTAAAAAATGTGGTACAGTTATAAAAAAATATGAAGACTTACAAGATTTAAGATATCAAATTTTTTATAAATATAAATACAATGCTGGCTTAAAAAATAATGATTTTGATTTAAGCTTTGAATATTTTTGTAAGTTATTGGCTGATTGTTGTCATTATTGTGGAGACAACCCAAGTAGGATTTTTAAGTCACATAGAAAAAGAAAAAATTCTATTATATACAATGGAATAGATAGAGTAGATAATTCTATTGGGTATTTTGATAGTAATACGGTAAGTTGTTGCACTAATTGTAATTTTTCTAAAAAAGCATATTCAATTGATGAATTTAAAATAATGGTAAAAAAATGGAATGAAAGGGCAGACTCGTGGTAAATTATGAAAAAGGGGAAGCACAAAGAATTGGTGCTAAATTACATAAAAACTCTGGTCGTGGAAAAATGCAAAAAGCAGATGCAACATGGAACGAGTTTATAGTTGATTTTAAACATTTTAGTAAAAGCTTTTCTCTTAGCCAAAGTGTATGGGCAAAAATATGCACCGATACTTTGAAAACTGATAGGACAAAGAATCCAGCCCTGATGCTTGTTATTGGTGAGGGAAATAAAAAAGTTAGACTTGCTGTTATTGAATGGGAAGTATTTGAAGAATTGAGGAATAATGGAAACAACAGTTGATTTATTAAATAAGGTACATGAGTTTAATTCTATCCATGAATTTATGATGGATGATGATGTAGATGAAACTTTAGCAATTATTATTAAAATTATTGCTAACCCAGATGTTCCAGCAACTCAGGCAATTTACTTAATAAATAAATTACAAGCCATGAGTGCTAAGTTTGGAGTTCTTTCTACATATTATACTAATATAGCAAAAGGAAGCTCTGGTACTCCAAATAATATTAAAAAAAATGTTTATTATACTTTAAAAGATTCATTAGATAAACTTGTTTCAGCATTAAAGTATACCGCAAATAGCAACATACATTAGGATGTGATATAATTAACACATGAAAGTATCCAACAACAAGCTTCCAGTGCCAGCTATTGGACAATCATTTAAAGCTTGGTCAGTTGTTTCAGTTGGAGTGTGGGGAAGAAAAGAACCCATAGCCTACTACCAGGCATCTCATCCATGTGGAAATACTAGAAAATTTACTTCATCACAATTGTGGGCTGAAAATTTTAAAGATTGCAAGAAATGTGAAGCATTTATTAAATATAGAAAAGGTGCTGATGAATTAATTAAAAACAGTATGTATCGTCAGTACAAATATAGTGCAAAAAAGAGAGAATATTCATTCTTGTTAAATAAAAAAGAGTTCTCTTTTTTAATAAAGTCAAATTGTTTCTATTGTGAGTCTGAACCAAATCAAAAAAGAATTATAACTGAAAAGAAAAGGTCTGTGTGGCACGAAGGGGAGTTTTTGTATGTAAACGGAATAGATAGATTTGACAATAGTCTTGGATATACTCTTGAAAACTCTGTTACATGTTGTAAAATATGCAATTTTGCAAAAGGGGCAATGCAGGTAGAAGATTTTAAAGATATGATAAAAAAATGGAATAATGTTATAGAAAAAACAGATTGGAAAAACAATGGCTAAAAGCCTTATTAGTAAGTTGGTTGAAAAACCAAAGAAGAGCGAAGAGAATTTAATTGATAGTCAGGCAATTGTTGACAAGATTAAAGAAGGATACGCTTTACAAAGAAAATCATCCTTTAAAAAGAGAGATAGTTTTACCCCATCAACACTCACCTATGGTGCAGGAAAGTGTCCTAGATTCTGGTACTTGTGGTTTGAAGGAAATGATTCAGACGTAAAGACTGATTGGTACTCAGTTGCAAATATGGATAGCGGTACTGACCGCCATGGTCGTATTGAAAAGGCTATGGAGTCTGCTGGCATCTTGGTAACTAATGAAGAACGTTTGTCACATGTAGATCCACCAATCTCTGGTAGAACAGATGCAATTATTAGGTGGAATGAAATGGATATTCTTACTGAAATTAAAACACTTAATGAAGATTCTTTTCATTATCTAAATGTTAAGGGCGAAGCAAGAAAATATCATGTTGAACAACTTCTTATCTATATGAAAATTCTTAAGAAGAGTTTTGCTTTCCTTATTTATGAATCAAAGAATAGTCATGAGCTATCTTTGTTCCCTATTAAATTAACTGATCATTATAAAAATTTTATTAATTACTTTTTTGATTGGATGCGAGAAGTAAAGAAAGCATCTGACGATGGTCTTTTGCCTGAAAACCCTTACCGTTCAAACTCAAAAGTTTGTAAAGGTTGTGATTTCGAAACAGTATGTCGTACAAAGCCAAAGGGTGACATTAAAATAGCACCAAGGAAAGATCTTGAATAAATTTTGTAAACTGTGTGATGAACAATTTAAAAGCAATAATAAGAATCAAATATATTGTTCACCTGAGTGCAGGTCTACTGCTACAAAGGAAAAGATTATGCAAAGATATAAAGTTTCAAAGGTTAAGGCTCGTGCTGCTAAGTCAAGAAAGTGTGCTGGTGGATGCGGTATAGAAATTAGTATTTATAATGATATTGGATTCTGTAATGGTTGTATGATGAGTCAAAGAAAACTTGATCAGACTTTAAAAGATATGAAAGGATTTTTTGATTATGAGCAAAATTAGTTGGAAAGATCTTGGAAAGCCAAAAAGATTTATCTCAATAGATGCTTCTTCTACTTCTGCTGCTTTTGCAATATTTGAAAATAATGAGTTGGTAAAATTTGGAAAGATTAATTTTACTGGAAAAGATCATTATAGGAAAGCTGGAGATGCTTGTAAAAAACTTACTCCATTGTTCAAAGATTTTGATGTTGAAGTTGTTGTAATTGAAAATACTATTTTTGCAAATTCTCCAAAAACATCAATGCAGTTGGCACTTGCACAGGGAGCTATTGTTAGTGCAGCATATATTAATGGCGTAAAAGATATCTACCCCTGTGTACCAGTTGCTTGGCAGAACTGGATTGGAAACAAGGTTCTAACAAAAGAAGAGAAGTTTGAATTAAGAAAGCAAACTCCTGGAAAGTCAGAGTCTTGGTATAAAGGCAAGGAAAGAGAGTTTAGAAAGAACAGAACTATTAGACTTGTTAATATAGAATTTATGACTGATGTAGACGACAATGACGTTGCAGATGCAATTGCTATTGGATGGTATGCAACAAATAACTGGAATAAGATAACTAAGTTTGACTTATAAAGGATATAATGATATTATGAAACTTCATACAAATGAAAAATGGTTAACAAAAAGATTTCTTGTAGATAAAAAATCTCCAGAAGAGATTGCTAAAGAGTGTGGCGTTTCTGTAGAGACTGTCTACGTTTATCTTTCAAAATTTGGATTAAGAAAAAGTAGGAGAAAATAATGGCTGAATACCCGTCAGAACCATTCTTTGTAAATAAGAATGAAGATAAGATTAAAAAAATTCTTGAGCTTTCTAAGACTGCTCCAGCTGGATATGACATTCTTGCTGCCTGTTTAGATATTACAGAGATGTTGCTAGAAAAAAATGTAGCATATGGAAACTCTGCTCTTAATCCTATTCGCATCTTTAGTAATGCAGACGATATGGAGCAGTTAAATGTTCGTATTGATGATAAGTTAAATAGAATTAAAAATAAAAAGCTATACGCAGGTGACAATGATGAAGATGATTTAATTGGATATCTTTTACTAAAGAAGGCTAAAAAGCGTGGCTAAAAAGAAAATTATATTTGAGGATAAGTTTGAAAGAAAATCTTTGATGGTAACTGAAAATGGTCACGAAATAAACGAGGGAGATCTTATAAAGATTACTGGAGAACATGGTGCTACTTTTAAGTTCAAAAGTCTTGTAAAAAACCCTGCAAATGGTGTAGAATGGATAGACTGCTTTCAAATGTTTAAGGACATGTCTGGACCAACAAGGTCTTTTTATCCTGACAGAGTAAAGGCAGTAAAGAAGAGAGGTAAGCGTGTCAAACGAAACAGCGTTAGTTAATCATTTAGACCTTGTTAATAAGGTTGCTTCAGAGTACCTAAAAGGCTCTGATGCTTCAGAGATTTCAAAAATACTTGACATTCCAAGAGTAAAAGTTACTGAGCTTCTTACTGACTGGAGAGTTATGGCTGCAAACAATCAAGCAATCCATGCCCGTGCAAAGGAAGCCCTTGCTGGTGCAGACCAACATTTTTCATCTTTAATTAAAAAAGCATACGAGGTTATTGACTCTGCAGATACTACTGCAAACTTAACAGCAAAAACTACATCTATTAAACTTATTGCTGATATTGAAAGTAAAAGACTTGAGATGTTGCAAAAAGCAGGGCTGCTTGATAATCAAGAACTTGCTGATGAACTTTTAGAAACAGAAAGAAAGCAAGAAATACTTATAAGTATTCTTAAAGAAGTTACTTCATCCTGTGAATCTTGTAGACCAAAAGTTTTAAAAAAGCTTTCTCAAGTTAATGAGGGTGGGGTAGTTGTAATTGACAATTGATATTAGTGATTTTATGGAGGCTCTTGATGAGTCCCCATTTTCAGAAACTCCAGTTGACGTTGTAACATTTGTTACAGGTGAAAAATATTTAAATCAACCAAATTTATCACAGTATCAATACACCCTTGTTGAATGTATGAGTCAAATATATCAAGAAAAAGATATTATTAGATATATGGGCGAAGAAGCTGGTAAGGAACACTATAAAAAATATACCAAGAGTGAAATTATTATGCAACTTGGAAAGGGTAGTGGAAAAGACTATACCTCTACAGTAGGATGTTCTTATTTAGTTTATAAATTATTATGTTTAAAAGATCCTTCAAGATATTTTGGTAAGCCATCTAATGATGCTATTGATATTATGAATGTTGCTATCAATGCTCAACAGGCAAAGAACGTTTTCTTTAAAGGCTTTAGAAGTAAGATAGAAGGATCTCCTTGGTTTGCAGGAAAGTTTTCTCCACCAAAGATTGATAGTATTGAATTTGATAAGGCTATTACTGTTTACTCTGGTCACTCAGAAAGAGAGTCTGCTGAAGGTCTAAACTTAATGCTTGCAATTCTTGATGAAATTTCTGGATTTGCAATGGAGTCTGCAAGTGGAAATGATCATGCTAAAACTGCTGACAATATTTATAAAGCATTCCGTGGTTCCGTTGACTCTCGTTTCCCAGACTTTGGCAAGGTAGTCCTTCTCTCATTCCCTCGTTTTAAGGGTGACTTTATTTCAACAAGGTACGAAGATGTTATTGCAGAAAAGGAAACTGTTGTAAGATCACACGAGTTTATCTTAAACCCAGCACTATCAGAAGATGATCCACAAAATAAGTTTACTGTGGAGTGGGACGAAGATCATATCAACTCTTACAAACTTCCTGGAGTCTTTGCACTTAAAAGACCTACTTGGGAAATTAATCCTACAAGAAAAATTGAAGATTTTAAATTAGCTTTCTTTACAGATATGCCAGATGCACTAATGCGTTTTGCCTGTATGCCAACCACATCCTCTGACGCTTTCTTTAAAAATAGAGAAAAGCTTGGGATGGCATTTAAAAAGCATAACCCTATTGATGTTGGTAAAAGAATAGAAGAATCATTCCAACCAGATCCTGAAGTAACTTACTATGTTCACGCTGACTTGGCACAAAAGCACGATAAGTGTGCTGTCTCTATTGCTCACATTGATAAGTGGGTAAGCCTACAATCATTCAATGACTACCAACAAATTGTTCCCTTTGTTGTGGTTGATGCAATCGTGTATTGGGAGCCTAAAAAAGAAGGTCCAGTAGATTTATCAGAAGTAAAAAATTGGATTATTAATTTAAGAAGGCTTGGATTCAATCTTGGCTTAGTAACTTTTGACCGATGGAACTCTTTTGATATTCAAAGAGATCTAAGTAGTGTAGGAATAAAGACAGAAACTTTATCGGTAGCTAAAAAACATTATGAAGATTTATCTATGCTTGTTTATGAAGAAAGAATAGCATTACCTCTAATAGATTTATTACTTGAAGAAATGCAGGAACTTAGAATTATGAATAATAATAGAGTTGACCACCCAAGAAAGAAATCTAAGGACCTTGCAGATGCTATGTGCGGATCTGTTTATAATGCAATTAGCCATACAAGAAGAGAAAAAATTCAGGAAGTAGAAATTCATACATACAAGTCTCGTCCAAAAGTTGACAAGGATGATGAAAAGATGATAAAATCTAAGCCTGAGATGACAGAAGATATTAAAGAATATCTTATTAACTTTAATTTAATTTAGTAGAAAATGGATTTAAATCTGTGAAAGAATATTTAGTCAATAATGATATTTGCTTTGATGACATTTTAATGGTTCCACAGTATTCAGAGGTTGTTAGTAGAAGTTCTGTTGACCTTAAGATGCCAATTGGTGGATACTCTTGGTTAGACTTACCTGTAATTGCTTCTCCAATGGATACAGTTTGCGAAAAAGATATGGCTATTGCTATGGCAGAGTCTGGTGGAATTGGAATTATTCATAGGTTTATGTCTGCAAAAAAACAAATAAAGATGGTTGAAGAAGTTTGTAATCATAGAGATCTTAAACTGGCTGTTGGTGCAGCATTGTCAAGCACTTTTGTTGAAGAGCATGTTCATAATTTAATTAAAGCAGGAGTCTCTATGCTTTTAATTGATACTGCAAATGGTCATAGTAGAATGGCAATCGAAGCAACAATGAGGTTGAAAAGCATTGTCGGAGACAGCGTTCATATAATGGCTGGAAATGTTTCAACAGCCGAAGGATATATTGCCTTAGATACTGCAGGTGCTGACTCCGTTAGAGTGGGTATTGGTGGCGGTAGTATGTGCACAACAAGAATAGTATCTGGTCATGGGATTCCAACACTGTCTTCAATTATAAACGTGCGAGAAGCAAGAGATAAGTTTAACTTAAATGCTGGAATAGTAGCAGATGGTGGAATTAGAAATACTGGGGATATGGTTAAAGCCTTTGCAGCAGGGGCAGACTCTGTAATGCTAGGCTCTATGCTTGCTGGAACTGATGAATCTCCAGGATCTTTACACTTTAAAGGTAATGAAAAGTTTAAATATTTTAGAGGTATGGCAAGTAAAGAAGCTAATAAAGATAAAGATATTGCAGTTGCAGAAGGTATCTCAACAAAAATTCCCTATAAAGGACCTGTAAAGGATATAATCAAAGACATTATAGGTGGGCTTGGAAGTGGCTGCTCTTACTCTGGAGTTGATTTTCTTCATGACTTATATAAAGACTCTATGTATACAAGGGTATCAACACTATCTGTAAAGGAGTCTTTGCCCCATGGAAAATAATGAGGAAATGGATAATCAAGAATTATCAGAAATGATTGAGTATCTTATTGAAATAGGTGCTATGGAAATTATGGGGTATGATTCTATATCTGATCAATTTACATACAAGGTAACTTCAAAATGTAAAGAACTTTATCCAGAATTATATTATGCACATTATGAAGCTATTGGAGAAATGGCACAACAGCTATGGATGAAAGATATTTTAGACATAGTATTTACTGAAGGGCAAACAATTGTTGCAGCTACTCCAGAACAATTAAAGTTTATAAAAGAAAATATTGATACTTTCAGTGAGGATGAAAGATTTTTTCTTGAAGTATTGCTAACTCATTACGAACAAAAATAGGATATAATAATAGTTATGGACATTATTAAATCAGCAGAATGGAAAGACTCACCATTTTCTTTTTATAAATAATAGGAGTGTATATGGAAAAGCTATCTCCCTTACAAAGAATATCAGCATGTTTAATTGCTACAAACTTCTTTGCAATAAACCTATTTGTAATAATTACCTCTTTAATTCAAGAAAATAGAGAAAAAGAATTTTTAATATCTTTTAGAGCATTTTCTAGAAAAAGTCAGTCATCTAAAATCTTAGATGAAGGAACTGTAAGAGTAGCTATTCAAGATAACAGTGCTTATTGGGTTGTAGATAATATACTATATACCGCAAATGTTAGTAAAGATGGTAGAATTCTTAATGAAAATGCTACAAGAGTAAACGTATTTGATCTTTCTGAAAAAGAAGTAAGCAATCTTCTTTCAATAATTGATACCATAAGTAGCTAATATGAAGTTGACATTTATCTTATAAAAATGTATAATAGTATTTAATAGAAAAGGATTTACTATGGTTATTGTAGTTGAAGGAACAAAAGAGTTCTCTGACTATGAAATTTTTATGAGAGCAATGACAGTAGCCCTGTCAACCTCAAATGAAAATAATCAAATACAGGTATGGAGTCTAGGACCACATAAGATTAATAATTTTACTGCAGCGTTTTGCAACTCTTCAGAAAACTATTTAAAGCAAAAAGGTTTTAAAGTTTCCTTTTCTAAAATAAATGAACAATGGGTTAGACAAAATATTGAGCATGTTACATACTATGCATACTTTAGTTTGCCAAAAGAACCATTGTCAAAATTTGCTACACATATGAGTCACCAAGAAGGTATTGAGACGGGAATATTTAGGTATTAAAATGAGTTTAACAGTATGGTCTTTAATAATTTTTGCATCTTATAGTTTGTTTTATTTATCTATGCTTGTTGCAGTAACAATGAAAACAAGTGTGCCAAAGATAGCTTTTATGGTTTTATGTTGGATGGTATATCAGGTTGTTACACTATGGTATGGTCTTGCTACAAATCAAGTAGGATTTATTCTAATGTTTATATTCCAATTTATTGTTACAATTTTAACAGTAATTATCAGCACAGAAAGAAATATGAATGAAAATATCTGATTTACATAAAATGGAGTCAATTGTAAGTAACAACCCTTCCTTAACGTGGGATGGTTGGAATGTTGTGTTTCTTGAAAAAGATCAAGACGCTAGTCTAAAAAAGAATGCAGCCTTTATTGATTCTAGTTGGCACAAGAAAATTGTGTTTGAAAATACTGGTGGGGTCTGGGACATTCCAGACTCTATATTAAGGAAGGGCGATGTACAAGTTCGATGAAAAAGCTTTATGCCTTAATATGGATACAAATCTTTTCTTTGATCAATATGAAGAAAATCCAGAAGTTTCCAAAAAGGTAGATCTTCTATGTATAAGATGTCCAGCACAAAGACAGTGCTTAGCCTATGGAGTTAGTAATGCTGAGTGGGGTGTCTGGGGTGGCGTTTATTTGGAGGGCGGAAAGATATCTAAAGAATTTAATAGCCATAAGGAAAAAACAGATTGGTTTGATGTCTGGGCTGGAATTACAATGGAGACTAAATAATGTATACCAGTAAAATGAAACATGCTATTAGGTCTGTAAAAGCTCCAAAAGATTTTGAAATAGCAATTGCAGACTATGATCATTTTCTTGCTATTCAATTTTATGAAAGTCATTGGAGACATTTAAATGACAATGAAAGGCTTCGTTGTATAGAATATATGATGAAAATAAAAAATATCTTAGAAAAGTTAGGTGCGAATGTCTCACTTGACCCAATCTTAGATATAAAGTATAATGATGAAAGACAGCTATAAGGAGTAAAAATGGCTACAACAATTACGGTAATAGGAAACCTGGTTAAAGATCCAGAAAAAAAGGATCTTGGCTCAGGAAAAGTGCTAACCAAGCTTCGCTTGGCAAGTACAGAAAGATTCCAAGATTCTGATGGAACTTGGAAAGATGGAGACACGGCATTTTATGATGTTGTATGTTGGAGAACTCTGGCAGAAAATGTCTCATCAAATCTTTCAAAAGGAAATAAAGTAATCGTTCATGGTAAATTAAAGTACCGTGAGTTTGACAGAAAAGACGGAACTAGAGGCAACGCCTTTGAAATTGATGCAACTGATGTTGGTGCATCCCTATCAATTAAGTCTGGAACATTTAATAAAACTAGCAATGTTTCAAACTCAACAGTTTCAGTTGGAGTAGAAGAGCCTGATCCCTGGGCTTAATTTAATTGGTACTCCCTCATTAAAATATGGGGGAGTATCTTTTATAGATTGTGAGAGTGTTATGAATAAAATTTGTTCTAAGTGTAAAAAAGAAAAGTCTTTAGATCTTTTTTATAAAAATAACTACAATAAAAAAGATGGACTTACATCTCAGTGTAAAGAATGTGTAAACTTATATCACTCTAAAAAGAAAGAAGAAAAAAGAGAATATGATTATTATTATCGTATAAGAAATAGAAAAAAGATTAAAAAAGTTAAAGATCTTTATTATTTAAATAATTATGACTTGTATAGAGATAAAGAGCATGGTCGTAGAGCTAAAAAAAATAAGAATGGAGTCTTTAAAATCCTTAGAAAAGAAATGATAAGGCTGTATAATTCTCCATGCTTCTATTGTGGATCTTTAAATAAAATAACTATAGATCATGTTATTCCAATAAGTCGTGGAGGAACTCATGGTATAGGAAACTTAGTTTCAGCCTGTTCTTTTTGCAATGGAAGCAAGCATACAAAATTTTTAATTGAATGGAAAAGAGATTTGACATTTTTAAAAAAAGATGGTAAAGTATAGTAATGCCAGTATATTTATATGCGTGTGAAAAGTGTGAGGACAATAAAGAATTGGTCAAGGATATGAATGATCCTGATCCAGAAAATTGTCCAGATTGCAAGAGCAACATTAAAAGAATTTTTAGTGTTGGAGGAATAGCCTTTAAAGGTAAAGGCTTTTATAGTACAGGAGGATAAAGTGTTTGGAGTTACAAAAGACCCAATGCGTATTGACGAACATCAATATCGTGCAGTAATAAGTTTAAACAAGGGTAGAACATTCTGGAAGGCTTCTGTTCAAAGAAGAATTTCTGTTAATGAATGGCAAAAAGTTGTTTGTGGACTAAAAAATGTTAAGTTTACTTCAAGAGAAGATGCAGAATCTGCCGCAAGAACAAAAATTAAAGAACAAAAAATGCTTGATTATAATGATTTATCTAGCATAAGGTATGTAATTTACGATGACTAAAGGATTCCAATATGATTTCTTTGCAGAAGAGTGGTCTTATGAGTGTGGTGCGTGTGGTACAGATCTTTATGCACCCACTAAAAAACATATGGAGGGTAACCTTTGGATTCATACTCACTCAAGTAATTGTCTTGGAGGCTGGTAATGAATAAAGAAAAATTAGAAGAATTTTTATCTCAGTTAGACGAAGAGATTATGGTTATGGATGGTTTTGAAGAAGCATTTATAGGTCTATCTAAAAGATGTGGTCAGCCAACTCTTGCAACATATTCATTTATAAAAATGATGCAAATTCTTGTTGATCGTGATGATATGAGTTTTGAAGAAGCTGATGAATATATCTTGTATAATTGTGAAGGTGCTTGGATGGGCGAGTTAACTCCAATAATCCTGCACGAATATGATGATCCTTGGGTTGTATAATGTCTGATAAAAGAGAAATTTTTAATGAATGTTATTTGTGTGAAGCAATGTTTAAGGATATATTAGATTTAATTAATCACCTTAAAAAAAATCACAAGGATGAGACTGGAAATTTCTAATGTCATTAGTGTCAAAAATTAAAGAGATGTTAAAAGATTATCAAGAACAATATGGACCTCTTGATGATAAGGATTATACAAAAATGTTTGTTCATTTTTATTTACAATACGAAGATGAATATTTAAAAGAAACAGTTAAAACTATTAGATCAGATGGTAAGGTTAAGAAGAAATGAATTTTGAACTAAAACATGAAGTAGATAAAGGACCGATAGTTAGATGGATGGCAAATAGATTAATGGACATCTCATCCTGGCTTGCAAGAACGTCTAGCCCTTATGCAGATATGTATACAGCAGTATGGGATGATTATGAAGACGATGATGAAGAAGATCATTTGTTTACCCCACATAATCAAATGGGATTATTTGATAACCTTGAACCGTTGCCACAGTTTCATCATTTAACGGATGAGTTAATATAATGAAAACTAGACATATTGCATTAGTTGCTCACGATAATAAAAAACAAGATTTGTTAGAGTGGTGCAAGATTAATCATACTACACTTAGTAAGCATCATCTGTATGCCACTGGTAACACAGGAATCTTATTGCAGAATGAACTTAGTTTACCAATTACAAAATTTCTTAGTGGACCAATAGGCGGGGATCAGCAAATTGGTGCATCCATAGCAGAAGGAATTATAGATATCTTAATATTCTTTTGGGATCCATTAGAGGCTCAACCACATGACCCAGACGTAAAAGCTTTGCTTCGATTAGCAACGCTGTGGAATGCAGGTATTGCAGTTAATCAATCTACTGCAGACATGATGATATCTTCCCCACTTTTTGAAAAAAGAAAGGGGCAGAAGTAATGTCAAATGATGATTATTACTATAAAGATCAAGTAAAAGAGCTTCAAATTGTTAATAGTTTTGTTAAAAGAAATACTTTACTTTCTGTTCAAAATAGGATAGAATATGTTAGAGACGAGCGAGCTAAGTTAGGGCTACCAGTTCATGGTGTTACTATGGCTCTTGAAATAGTTAGGACAATGTTAAATGAAAAATAAAGAAGTAAAAAAAGATGATAGGACTATTGTTTATGAAAGTAAGCTTTATACTGTAGATGAATTTGTTAATAAGTATTCCCATGCCTTAAGATCATATTTGCTTACCAGACAACTTGGAGACAAGAATAAAAAATCACACATAGTTGATCTTGCAGTAGAAAATGCTTCTTTTGCAGAATCACTTTATATTGGAATGGATAATTTTTAATGATGTTTTTAACAAAGATGATTAAGTTTGCAGAAAAAATCGGTATGGATGTAGATGAGCTTATGGAAATGACAGTTCTTGATGCCATGATGAAAATAGAAGAAACCCGAAATATGTGGGCAGATTTAGCAAAAGAAATAGGATAGTCTTTAGGGTATAATTAAGCTATGAGTAATTTAATAGACATAAAAGTAATTGGTTGCGGTGGCGGTGGAACAAACGTTGTAGATAGCATGATCCTCCAAGGACTATCTGGAGTTGAATTTATTGCAGTTAATACTGATATTCAAGCACTAATGCCAAGTTTGGCAGATGTTAAAATTGATATTGGAAGAGATAGAACTGGTGGTCTTGGTGCTGGAGCAGATCCAAGTATTGGAAGACTTTCAGCAGAAGATAGCATAGATGAAATTTCTGAAGTTGTTTCTGGTGCTGACGTTGTTTTTGTAACGGCTGGAATGGGTGGTGGAACTGGAACTGGTTCTGCACCTATCGTAGCAGGATGTGCTAAAAGCTCTGGAGCGTTGACTGTGGGCGTAGTTACTACACCGTTTGCATTTGAGGGCAAGAAGCGTATGATAAATGCCTTAGAAGGAATTGCTAATTTTAGTAAAGAAGTTGATACACTAATAGTTGTTCCAAATGAAAACCTTCTTTTAATGTTAGACAAAAATATTTCTATGGAAGATGCTTTTAAAGAGGCTGACAATGTTTTATTAAAAGCAGTAGCAGGAATATCAGATTTAATTACAACCCCTGGTCAAATTAATATTGACTTTGCAGATATAAAAAGAGTTATGAAAGATGCTGGCTCTGCTTTTATGGGCATTGGATATGCAAAAGGAAGAGATCGTGCAAAGGTTGCAGGTAGAAATGCTATAACAAGTCCAATACTTGATGTTGATTTAAATGGAGCAACTGGGGTATTAATTTCAATTGCTTCCTCTGGAGATATAAAAATGTCTGAAATAAATATGATAGCCTCATTAGTTTCAGGAAAAGCACACGAAGATGCTGATATCATATTTGGCACAGTTTTAGATCCAGATCTTGAGGATGGTATTTTAGTAACTGTTATAGCAACAGGCTTTTATAAATGAATGACATTCAATGGACATTCGGAATTATAACAGTATATGAAGATAAGAAAAGACTTCAAGAGATCATAGAGAGCATTCGTAATCTTAATATCCCAGAATATGAAATAGTATTTGTTGGTGGTGGAGATAGTTCTGATATTGATGGCAAGGATATTAGAAAGATTGACTTTGATGAATCTGTTAAAGAAAGATGGATTACAAGAAAAAAGAATATTCTTGTAAAAGAAGCTAAGTATGACAATGTAGTTTTGATGCATGACTATCATATTTTTGATAAAGACTGGTACAAAAACTTTGTTGAATTTGGAACTGATTGGGAAATTTGTTCTTGCCCACAATATTTAATTACTGGATCAAGGAACCCTATGGACTGGTCTCTTTGGGATAAACCAGGTCACGGAAGAGCCTGGTCCTTAGATTATAACGACTGGTCTCAAACTCAATATATGTATATCTCTGGTGGATTCTTTATGGTCAAGCGTCATGTGATGATTGAAGAACCCCTTGATGAAACTCGTGGTTGGAATGAAGAAGAAGATGTTGAATGGTCTTACAGAGTAAGGGATAAGTATGTTATGAAGTGCAATGGTAAAAGTATTGTTAGACATAACAAGTGGCATAGACACGCAGGACCACAAAGATGAGTAATAAATTAGTTATATTTGATTTAGACGGGGTATTGATTGACTCAAAAGATTTACATTATAAAGCTTTCAATAATGCTTTAGAAAAAATTGATACAAAATACAAAATCTCTTATCAAGAACACTTATCAAAGTATGATGGATTAAATACAAGAAAAAAACTTTCTATGCTTACTCAAGAAAAAGGGTTACCACAAGAATCTCATAACAACGTATGGAAAGATAAGCAAGAAGAAACTTTGTTAATGCTTGAAAATCTTCCAGTAAATAATAATGCTATAAACATTATGCTATATCTAAAATCTAAAGGGTGGAAAATTGCTGTAGCATCCAACAGCATTAGAGAGACTATCATAAAGTCTTTGCACGGAATAAAGGTCTTACATCTAGTAGACTATATTGTTAGCAATGAGGATGTTTGGCATCCAAAGCCACATCCAGAAATGTACTGGAAGTGTATGGTTGCATTAGATGCTTTTCCAAAAGATACAATTGTTATAGAAGACTCTCATATTGGAAGACAAGGTGCTTTAAATTCTGGTGCAAACCTATACCCAATTAAAGACTCTTATGATCTTAATGATACAATATTCGTAGAGTTTATAGAAAGATTTGAAAAGAAAGAGAGAACTGGACAAGTGCCTTGGAAAAATAAAGAGATGAATGTTCTAATACCTATGGCTGGTGCAGGTTCAAGATTTGCACAAGCAGGTTATACTTTTCCAAAGCCATTGATTGAAGTTAATGGTAAGCCAATGATTCAGGTAGTTGTTGAAAATCTTAACATTGATGCACATTATATTTTCTTAGTTCAAAAAGATCATTATGAAAAATATAATCTTAAGCAACTTCTTAATCTTATTGCTCCAGACTGCGACATAGTTGTTGTTGATGGAATGACAGAAGGTGCAGCCTGTACTACACTACTTGCAGAGCACCTAATTGATAGCGACAAGCCACTACTAATGGCTAACTCTGATCAGTATGTAGAATGGGATTCAAATGAGGCACTCTATGAATTTTCAGCGAGTAATGCTGATGGTGGAATTCTTTCATTCAAGGCTACCCATCCAAAGTGGTCTTTTGCAAAAACTGGAGAAGATGGTTTTGTTTCAGAGGTAGCAGAAAAGAATCCAATTTCTGACAATGCAACTGTTGGAATTTATTACTGGAAGCACGGATCAGACTATGTTAAGTATGCTAATCAAATGATAGAAAAGAATGTTAGAACTAATAATGAATTTTATGTTTGTCCAGTATTTAATGAAGCAATCCAAGATGGAAAAAAGGTTAGATTAAAAATGATTGATAAGATGTGGGGAATTGGAACCCCTGAAGATTTGAATTACTTTTTAGAAAACAATAAGGAGCAGTAATGGCAAAAGGAAAAAAAGATTATTTAAAGATGCAGAATGATTACTATGATGAATATGCATCTAAATGGTCTTTAAACTTTAGGGATCCAGTTGTTGGATCATATGATGCACACAATAACTGGTCAGACTATGATGAGTATTTGTTTAAGGACTTTGATACAAAAGGAATGATTGCCTTGGACTACGGCTGTGGTCCAGGAAGAAATGTTGTAAAGTTTAACAGCAGATTTGAAAGAATTGATGGAGTAGATATTTCAGATGTTAATTTAGAAAAGGCTAAAACAAATTTAAATCATAACAATATACAGCTTCCAAACTTGTATGTTACTCCAGGAGACAATCTTTCAATGATTGAAGACAGCGTTTATGATGTAATGTTTGCAGTAATTTGTTTTCAACATATCTGTGTTCACGAAGTTAGGTTTAACATTCTTAAAGAAGC